AGTTTTTGGCAACAGCCAATCACATTGAAAAGAAAGTTAAATTCGATGAAGCAGTCGAACGCCTGTTCGAAGAGGGAGTAACAGAATGACAACAGTAATGGAAGCAACGGAGTTAGACGGTAAAGGTCTCGATGAGGTAAAAATTCTGACTGATGCTATTCGCACTCATCAATCACAGATTCAAGATTTAGGCAAAAGACGCAAGCAGTTGATTCTCCGTCTACGCAAACAGCGCATCACATATCGTGAGATTGCTGACGCAATGGGAGTATCAGAGCAGTTGATTTACAAAATCATCAAGGATGATATTGACCGCACTCCGAAATATGATGAAAACGGAAAAGTGATTCGTTACCGAGGGCGACCAGCAAAACAAGTTATCTAATGAAAGCGAAGATAAAAGTTGGACAAGTTGCCTCAGTTGCTATCTCATCCCTTGAGGCGTATCCGACAAATCCTCGTCGTGGCGATATTGAAGCGATTGCTCAATCACTCAAATCCCACGGGCAGTATCGCCCTATTGTTATCCAGTACGGTACGAATTTTATCTTGGCGGGTAATCACACCTACAAGGCTGCAAAAAAACTGGGCTGGAAGAAAATCAAAGTCACCTACATCGAAGTTGATGAAACAACAGCCCGAAGAATAGTTCTAGCCGATAATCGATTAACTGACCTTGCAGGATATAACGAGCCACTTCTCAAGAGTTTGCTTCAAGCCTTGCCTGAGTTGGATGGCACGGGCTTTACTCAATCGGAGGTTGATACTTTAGACAGGCTGACAAACGGTGAGGAAAAGAGTTCGATTGCCTCTAAGCCTTTACCTAGCGACCCTGAAGTAAAGATTGGCGCCTGGAAGTTCTCAATCGAGATGGATGCCTACAAAGCGTGGAAAGAACAGTTATACACCGAGGCACCGACAAAACAAAAAGCCATCAAAATCATTAAAGAGCGCCTTGGTTTTCCTGAGCGTAAGCCAGTTGAGGCTGAGCCAAACGGTGAGAAAAGCGAGACCAGCGCCGAGGATGTTGAGACAGTTGCCATCAATGAGATAAAGGTTCACCCTCTTAACCCGCGTGAGGGCGATATAGGCTCGATTATCGAGTCCCTGACACATATGGGTCAATATCGACCAATCGTGGCTAACAAGCGGACGCGACACATAGTTTCGGGAAATCACACATATCAAGGCGCAGTTCAATTAGGATGGGAAAAGATTGCAGTTCATTGGATTGATGTTGATGAGATTGAGGAAATTAAAATCCTCATTGTTGATAATCGAACCAGCGACCTTGCAACCTACGACCCACAGGAGTTGAACAAACTTCTCACGACAACAAATCTTAAGGGAACAGGGTTTAGTCCTGAAGAGGTGGCTGAGATTCTCGCGGGGGGAAAATCCAAGCCTGGTCATATTCCTGTTGGTCGTTCTACAATCCGAGTTGGCGAACACTCGATGAGAGTTCATAGTGAAGATTTGAATGAATGGGCTAATGCCATCTATAACTGGAAAGACATCGCGCAGTTATTGGGTGTGCCAGTTGAAGCCTGTTCGATAGAGGTAGAATAAACCTATGGAGAAAAAGATTGGTAAGCGTTGGCTCGTATATGGACGCACAGGCGGACTTGCTGTTGGTTTCACTATTTCAAAGTATAACTTTTATATCGAATTAGGATTTTGGTATATCGGAATGGAATTTTAATGGCAACCGCAGTTGAAAAGAAGAAACCAACACCAAAGCCTAAGAGTAATGCTGGACGTAAGACAGCCCTTCTTGATGTAACTAAGGAGCAGACTCTCCTTGACTACATCAGAATTGGAACACCTGTTCGAAAAGCGGTTGCTGCTTCAGGGATAGCAGAAAAGACTTTCTACAACTGGATGAGTCGAGGATTGGCAGAGCGCGAGCGCTTATCTTTATCAATGACCGCAAAATCTAATCCTACTGAAGTTGTATTTTTGCAATTTTTACAGCAAGTTGAGCAAGCAAGAGCAGAGGCAATTACTAAAAAGGTTGCAGTTATCGCAAAGAGCGGTAACGATGGAGATTGGCGAGCAGCAGCGTGGTGGTTAGAGCGTCAAGTTCCCGAGGAGTTTGGCAAGACAGAGAAGTTTGAAATCGGTGGAAACAACGGCGACCCAATTAGGGTACAAGTTGAAATGGGCGATTTAGAAGATAAGATTGCAAAAGTTCTAGCGATTCGTAAGAGGTAAACAATGGGTGAACGGCTCGTAGACCTCGTTCTCAATGCCACACCTGAAGAGCGAACAAAGATTTATCTCTCACTTACCGATGATGAAAAGTACGCGCTATCGGTCATCCTTGATGCTGAGTTGGATAACCCGTGGGCAAGATGGGAAAATGACCCCATTGGATTTATCGAGGATGGCTTAGGGGAAACCTTATGGTCAAAGCAAAAAGAGATTCTTGATTCAATTCGAGAGAATAAGCGAACAGTAGTTCCAGCCTGTCACGCTCCTGGAAAATCTCACTTAGCAGCAAGAGCCGTTGCTTGGTGGATTTCAGTTCATCCTCCAGGGACAGCGATTGCAATTACAACAGCCTCGACTTTTAAACAGGTCCGAAACATTATGTGGGCGCAGATTCGAAAAGTTCATACGAGCCACGACTTGCCTGGAGAGATTTTAACTACTGAGTGGAAAATGGATGGCACCGTAGTTGCCTATGGTTTTCGCCCTGCCGATAATAACGAAGCAGCCGTACAGGGTATTCACGCACCTCACCTTTTGATTGTGGTCGATGAGGCTGGTGGTATCTCAGACAAAATTGGTGGCGCACTTGAAGCGCTTATGACGGGTGGACATACACGCCTTCTCGTATTGGGAAACCCGCCTACAGACCAAGAACAATCCTGGTTCGAAAGAATCTGTGCGAGTCCGCTTTACAACATCTTGCCGATTAGCGCTTTTGAAACACCAAACTTTACGGGTGAGGAGACTGGTCAATGTCGGTCTTGTCCATCCCATATTGAGGCGCATCCAGTTGCAACGCACCTAGTAGACCAAACCTGGGTTGATGATGTGATTAGTGAATTCGGAGAAGATTCACCATTCGTCGAAGCCCGTGTTCACGCACGATTCCCACAAACGGGAACGGGCAAAGTAATTCCTTATCATTGGGCGGAGTTGGCTACACAAAATGAAGAAATGGTTGAAAGTTCAATCATTCGACTTGGCGTGGATATTGCATCCGATGGTGGAGATGAATTTGTTATCGCTAAGGCTGATGGTTATGTCGCATCGATTTTGCACCGCAGTTCAGGCAAGGTCAATGCAAACGCTGTAGATGTCGCGGGTGTTGTTATGACTGAGATTGAGAAAGCGGTTGCTATTCATAAAGACAGGGGCTTATCTGATTTGGTTCGCGTCAAGATTGACACAATTGGAGTTGGCTGGGGTGTCGTATCGCTATTGGATAGATGGGTAAAAGAGCGTCAATTGCGAGCGCTGATTATCGGGGTCAATGTAGCCGAGAAACCAAAAGACCAAACCAAGTTTAAGAATCAAAGAGCCGAGATGTGGTGGAACGCTCGCACTCTTTTGCAGCCTCGAGACGATAAGCAAGAATTACGCCTTGATGTGGATAGGCAAGTTTTGGCACAGTTGGCAGGACCAACCTATAAGTCTGATTCTTCAGGTCGAATACAAATTGAAGCCAAGGCTGATATGAAACGGCGTGGCGTTCATAGCCCTGACCGTGCCGAAGCAATACTTCTCGCCGTATACGAAAACAAAAATATTATTCCAGCCATTGCACCTATTTCGATTGGACAGGTAAATCCGTGGGAGATGTAAAGCGCTCTGACTTTGATTTAGATTTACGATATGGGCAGCAAGGTGAGTCCTATATTAAATCTCTACTAAACATTGAGACTGTTGAGGTCAAACGAGATAAGCGCTGGAAGAATACTGGAAATCTTTATATCGAGGTTTGGTGTTGGAGCGATAACAATTCCGAGTGGTATCCATCGGGGCTACAGACAAGCAAGGCGACGCATTGGGCTTTCGTGCTGGAGGAGATGGCATTTATTGTGCCTATCGCCCAGTTGAAACAAGCGGTAGAAAAACACGGGCATCCGATTGAGTGTTCGATTCCACCTAATTACTCAAAGGGCTATCTCATTAAAGTTACGGATTTACTTCAGGTGGCTCGAGGATTCTAAGCGCTAATCTTTTTTAGCCAAAGTTGATAGTCCATAGTTACAAAGTTTGCTTTATCAAAATACAGTTTAATAATCTCTAGTTTATCGCCGTAGAGTTTTAAGAATAAATCAATGCCGATTCCTGGGTTAATATCGCTTGGATGCTCCCATAGGTAATCATCAAATGCCATAATCCCACCGACCTTTAATAAATCCCAGGCAAGTAGACCATCAACGAGAACGGCTTTTGCAGCGTGGTCGCCATCGATATAGATAAAGTCATATTGTTTATTGTGAGTTTGAGATAACCAAGAATGGCTCGTTGATTTAGCCTTAATTAACTTATCGCCGTAAATTTGTGTTTTGCGGTCATATTCTTTTTCAATCTCTGTCAGGTCATAACCGCCTAAAGAAATATAATTAGGGGGAATCTGTAAATCCCAAACATCAACATCGGTCAAGGTAGAGGTTTCGTGGGTTAAAACATTATCCATAAGCCAAACAGAGGCGTCACCAGTCCACGCCCCTATTTGAAGATAATGCTGATTCGGCAGACCAGCGAATTCTTTAAGCACCGCTTTGAATGTATTGGAGGCAATTCCATTAAACCAATCAGGATGTGATTCCACGATTAGCCTTTTGAATTTCTTTCCACCTCTTAGCGATTTCGCTGCCTTTTACAAGCCCATACTTGTTATACAAAATCTGACATTGCCTCAAAGTTAAACCTTTGTGTGGATGAGATGACGAGAGAATCCCCTTGCCAAACTCATCCACTAGGTCATTTAGTATCTCGTCACTCACGCGATGACACTTTCAGGCTGGATGTCAAAAACTGTCTCATAGAGCAACTGTCCACCCTCCCAGTCATTCCAGTCGCCATCTGATTTGATTTCAATGGAATCTCCAAAGATTTTCTTTGCGTGGATAAGACTTGCAGTAACAACAGAATCGTAAGGCTTTTCGGCTGTCTTACAGAAATCGAATCCCTCGTCACCAAGTCTGATTCCAAAAGTTTCGTGTCCGCCCGCTCCGACACCATTGAGAGCAACAAGAGTCTCATCGATGTTTGGTGCATCAAAACCCAAACCGTTGCCGAGTGGAATCCCAGCCTCGATTGCAGTTTCAACGATTACTTTGACTCCCTCTGTCCACTCCTTGAATTGAGCAGGTGTGAGTTCTTGCTTGATTGTCCAGTAATGTGTGTATCCCACTTATGCCACCGCCTTTTCTGATAGATGTGCTTGAACTTTTGAACGCCATTCGAGAGCGTATTCATTATCTGTTGCAGTCAAAAGATTAAATACCTTGGCTGGGCAGTCGAAGTAATAAGGACCAGCGCCCTCAGTTACCGACTTAACGGCGATGCTGCCATTGCGACGTCTAGTTAAGTAAACAACCGCAAAGACCGCTCCGCTGTTGTTATTCTTACTTTTGAACGCAGCATAGAAAGGCTTTTGACCGTGTTCGTTTTTGCCTTCGCCTAATGCAAGCAATTCATAGTTATCGCCAATTTCTTGCTTGATGTCCCATTCAAGAAATTTCTTGGTCGATATGTTTTTTCCTACCTGAGTTACATCCCACCCCATTATTGAACCTCCCGTGATAAATTAGTTGAAAAACCCCACTCAAGTTTTCTTTCGTGTTCTTTGATGTGTCTATCTGACGCTTGGCAAGCCTTGTTGAAAATCAAGAACTTACCGCGTTTGCCACAATCGCAAGTCCATCGAAAGTATTCAATTTCAAATGCAAGAGCCATTATTTACCCCCTCTAGTAAATACGCCACCAATTTCACGGCGCTTAAGTTCTGTTGTCCAGCACTTTCCGCAAACTACGAAGAATTGATGACCGTTACCTTCTTTGAAGATGTCGAAATCAATCCCGCAATCATCGCAAGTCTTAATCATTTGATTCCCCTCTCTGAGAACAAATCCAGTTTATCACAACTGGGGTTGGATATCAACCTTTTCAACAATTATTTCTTTAATTTTCTCGGCATCTTCATCTGAGATTCCAACACCGATTACCACGATTTTGTCTGACCAGTTGCTCATTACGCCCACACCTTTTCGAATTGAGCCAATACTTTTTGTCTCTGAGCCTCGCTAAAGATTGCGTCCTCAGCCTTGTATGGCTCGTTGTTTAACTTGCCATAGTTTTCGATTGTTGCTTTTGCTTGACCAATCGCATATTCCTTAGCAACCCCGTACCAAGTTGCTTCAGTTTCAACGCCGTCTACGAACGCGTTAATCTGCCAGCCTTTTCCGTAAGGCGCGATGTTTGTCGCCTTGATGATTACTTTCTGAGTCATTTTGATTTCCTCTCTCGACCTTGTACATCCAGTATAACACAACTGGGGTTAATAATATTCCAAAATAGGTCTAAATTTAGGTCTAAATTTTGGGGTACACAATTCGAACATCTGTTCGCCTGATACCCTTGGCTTATGTCTCTTACACCAGCAGTCTCCGCTCTATTAAAGGCATCTTGCCCAACAGCGACTCAGGATGTAAGAGTCAATCTTAAGAACAGAAAGAAAGCCATCGACGACGCCTCCTACGGTCCTCTCAACCCCTCAGAGGCGAATAACGCATATTGGGACAAGATTGCCCAGGAATGGTCTGTATCGCCCGCTGAAGCCAAAAAGCAACGCTGTGGAAACTGTGCAGCGTTCATTCAGACTTCAACGATGAAGGAATGTATTACGGGGGGATTAGCCCAAGGCGATACCCGCGAGACCGCCTGGGATGTCGCTGAGGCTGGAGAGTTGGGTTATTGCGAAGCGTTCGATTTCAAATGCGCCTCGAAGAGAACCTGCCGAGCCTGGATTGTCGGCGGACCAATTACGGACAAGAATAAAAAATAATGACTGACACGATAATTCGTCTGCCAATCCAGCCGAATCAATTGTGTGACAGATGCCCTGCTACGGCTAAAGTCCGAGCAACATTCTTATCGGGCGAATTACACTTTTGTGGGCATCACGCAAAAAACCTCAAGGACTCTCTCGTATTGAAAGCCCTTGAGGTTTATGACCCTGAAGCAGTATTTAACTTATAGCCCTTCAAGAAATGTGCTAACAATTGCAGCAAGCATTAGCAAGGCAAAAGTAGCCAGCCCTGTAATTCCCCATAGGTAACGCAGTTCAGGGAACTTTGCAGGTTCACGCCTTTGTTTAACAATTTGATTGATAACTTTTGGTTGAATGATGTCATCAAACTTTTGATTTACTTCGTTGGTATCCATAGGTTCCTCTCCCGTTGTACATTTATACAACTGGGGTTAGGATACAGGAATTATTCTTTAATTACAATATGAAACGGCGGAGCGGTATCCGAGTTATATTCACTAGCAATCTCGAGAGCCTTAGTAGCCCACTTACGCGCCTCTGCTCGAGTTACTAAATCTCCGCTGAGGCAAGCCAAGGCACCAAGAGCAATAGCCCCACCTGAGCCAAGTCCGTAGATACCGCGAGAATCTTGGACCCAAGAATAATCAGAGCCGACTTCATAAATCTTTCCGTTGTAAACAATAAGAAATTCAGATTCGTGGCTTGATTGCCCTTCCGAGGTTTTCTCGTAGCCCGCATCAGCAAAAGCCTTACGCATTGCAGGGATAAGGAATCCAGTTATGAAATGTCCATCATCTTTTGCAATAAAAGTTTTAGGCAATTTGAGTTGCGATTGCAAAATATTTATTGCTCGCACATCACCTGCACACGCGATTGTAAAGTTATCGTGTTCAATAATTTTCGAATGACCTTTTGCCATTCTGTAAATTGTTGAATCATCTGCAATGCGAGTGTCGGCACCCAAGAGCGCCCAATTGCGTCCCTGGATACCGACGAGAGTTGTCATAGCCCGTAGTCTACAAGTCGGGAATAACTACCTCGGTTTGAACCGCCGTAAGCGCGAGCATTGCATTACGCCAAACCTCGGGAGTTCCCGTATCAGGCAAGTAACCACCCGCCCCACCTAGAAGGATGGGCATATCGTGGAATTGCTCTCTAACGGCTCGGAGTGACCTCCAATAGCCCGCTGGTGTGTAAGCGAGTTCGCTTAGCGGGTCATCCTTGAGACCGTCCGCTCCACACGCTACGAAAATCATCGTAGGCTTGAATTCATCGCAAGCCTCGAAGAAGGCTTCAGTTGCAGACATTAAATCTTCGTCTGTTGAACCGTGTGTAAGCGGAAAGTTATAGGCGCGATTTTTGTAATCGGATATTAAACCCGTGCCTGGAAAGATTCCGTATTGGTGAACCGAGAATGTCATAACATTTTTATTAGACTTAAGTAACATCTCGGTACCGTCGCCGTGGTGGGCATCAATATCAAAGATTGCTACGCGCTCGCCTAATTCAGTTGCCTTCGTTGCAGCGATAGCAAAGTCAGCAAAGATGCAGAATCCGCTTGAGTAATCACGCATCGCGTGATGCTTTGCACCTGCCAAGTTAATAGCAAGCAAAGTTTTCTTATCAAGCAAAACATCCAGGGCAGTTAAAGTACCGCCGACAAATAACTTTGCTAATTCACCAAGGTCGTGACGCTGACCATCCCATTCATCTGATTCACCTTTGATGGTGACATCGTGAACATAGATTGGGTCGTGAACAAGCAATAGGTCATCGGTGTGTGGCATTTCAGGATGGATTTCATCTACGTTGAGATGGCGCTTTTGAGCCTCCAACATAATCTGATTGCGCCCGTGAAGAAATCGTCGTCCCTGTGTAGGGTGCGACTTATCGAATATCCAGTTCGCGTATTCAGGCGAATGAACAATTATTGCGTGTTCCATATTTATCCCTCCCTCTATATTAAACCCCAGTTTACCTTATTTTTGTTGATAAGGACAATTGGCGATTAGTTGAGCAAGCAAGGCAGAACGATTCTGTCGCTCGCTTTTTGAAATTGCGGAACCATTGCCAACCCATTCTTTGTATAGATTCTCAAAATCTATTGTGTTTGGTGCTGGATGGTAAACAAGACATTTACAAGGAGATTGGCTCATTCTCATTGCAGCATCCTTTTGCTTTTCTAATTGTTCTACTGGTCTCACGATAACCACTCCTTTAACTTCTCGACTGGATACCCAATCTCCTCGAGCCAAGCAGTTACCTTCTCGACATCTTTTGTAGCGCAGAAGAAATCAATACCTGTTGAGAAAACATTAGACGTTGGCTCTGACAAAAAGTAGGTAGGAGCAACAGCGCCATAGAAGTTCTCGCATAGATGCTCTGCAAACTCGTTGAATAAAGCCTTACGCTGATGAAATTCATCTGCCCAGCCAGTTGTCCAACCTGATGCTAAAACGGTCATACCTTCAAAGTTCTTGACGGTTTCGTAATGACCACGCCATCCGCTTGTCTGCACATACTTGCGACCTTTGTTTTCTCCAAAGAGTTGATAGAACCAATCAGGGGATTCTCCATCGTCACCACGCGAGAAGTCGCTACCAAAGATAACTTTTTCGGCTTCGTGATTACCGTGGACCTTGAGAAGAGTTGAGCAATTTTCTAGGTCTGATTGTTCGCAGTCATAGCAGAATGTCTTTTCAGTCATATCTGAAATTGCATAACCATCATCGTCATTGATGACTGTCTCGCAATCTGCACACTTTGTAATTGTCTCGCTCATTACTTGCCTCCCTTGCTGACTAGACCTTGCTCGATAAGTGCCATTGCTGTGCGCCCGTAGTGACCCTGGAGTTGCCACGCAAGCCCTGTGTCTACTAAGTGCTGAAACAATTCAACAACTTTGTCTCCATCAAGTTCGCCTGATTCAAAAGCGATAATCGCGCTTACGCGGTCATATGGCTTTTGAGGTGGGCAATCTTTGTAAGGATTCTCGTTGCCTTCGTTATCTTCACAGGTGCAAAAGTTAAACTTCTCAACCTGTGTGGCGTGAGTTAATTCTGCTAACTCTGACCAAGACATTGATGCTTGACTCATATTGCTACCTCCGATTTCATTTTCTTCCAACGCTTGTATTCAGTTGATGGAACCAAGATTCCATAACCGCTGTTTACCTCTTGAGCGCCTTCCCACAATTCTTTAGCAATGGCTCCACGACCTTCGTAGCCTTCGTCGATGAATCGTTCGAAGTTGCCAGTTGCATCGGAAAGAATCCATCCACGCTGAGGATTTCCGTTTGTTGTGTTTGGAGCCTTGATGTAAGTAAGAAATTTCATTACGCAACCACCTTTTCTTCCTTGTTTGCATCACAAGTGACACAAAGAAACGAATAAACACTTTGGTCGGGATAACGAGTTATTACTGCCCATAGCCCTTTGACTGTGGCGTGATAATCGCAATCCGTACATTTGAATAAAAACTTCGGTGCTTGATTTAACCCCATTACGCATCCACCTTTCCAAATTCGACATTTCTGAAGCAAGATGCTTGGTAAGCAATCTCGCCCACTTGGTCTGCATAGACACTCCTTAGAGTCCCCTTATCAAAAACAACACCTGCACGGACAAATTGACGGCTGACTGTCCAAGTGTCATCCCAACCTAATTTGATTGAGACGCGGTATCCATTTGAAACTGGCAATTCGATTCCGACTGTTTCGCCATTTTCTCGAATAACGCCGACACGACCACCTGAGATTGCAAAGATATTCATACGACCTATCTGAGCAATTAGTTGGTCCTCATCGAACGGACGGCTTGTGAATTCTGACATTAGACACCTACCTTTCGTGACACAGAGAAAACAGATTCTCCGAACTTTTTGATTTCGACATCTTCAATCTTCTCGAATCCAAAATCAGCGCAGACGTAAACCTGACCGTCGATTTCGATTTCGTCACCAATTGAGATTGATGTGTGAGTACGAGTTGCAGATAACTTTGGCTCAATAATCTGCCATAAGTTTCCTGAATATGTATTTGTATTGTGGTAAATAACTCCTAAGAACTTGTCACGGTTTTCATCGTTAATTGCGAATTCAGTTTCGAATTCAACAGAACTAATGAAGCGACCAATCTCAGGCTTATCTCCAAAAGCCTTCCAAGTTACTTTTACTTTACTCATTTATCTGACCTCTCTCTAGGTTGTATACCAATTATACCACGGGGGTTAGTAATTCCTGTTAATTCTGACCTGGGACACAGGAATTCCTTTTTCCTTTGCAAACTCTCTCTTCGCCTGAGCAACCGCTGAACGCTTTTGCTTTGATTCCGCAGTCAAGATTAAGAAGGCGACGACATTCGCCCAGCCCTGGGCATCCTCGGCAGTTTCGGCAGCATAAGTAGCCAACCATTCAGCAGCCCCGTGCAAGTCACCGATTGATGGTGATTCAGGCACCAAACCTTCGTGAAGGAATCTATCGACAGAATCCTCATCGGAGGTAATTCTGTTGCCCCACTCAAATCCTTTGTAATCAAGACTCATTACTTGAACCTCCCAATTTTAATAGCGCTTTGAAATTCCTTTTCAAATTCGACTGCATAACATTTCACGCAGACTTGTCCAGGAAAGACTTCAAACTGACCGATAGAAACTCCGCACTTCACGCAGACCACCACGGGCATCTCCTCTCTCTTACATATCCAGTATACACGACTGGGGTTGTATATTCAACTTAGAAAGGGGTAAAAGTCGTGCGCTAAACTAGGCTCTATGCGTAAATTCCAAGACATCCTGAGCCGAATGGTGGCTGTTTTCACCGTTGGCGCACTAGGCACCTTGGGCGCTGGGGCTATTGTGGGAATTGATGCTTGGGTAGCCCTATCGATGGCAGGGCTGTTGGCTGTCGCCTCAGTTGCAGAGCGACTAGCCCGTGAATATCTTGACGACGGAAAACTAACGCTCGATGAAATCAACGGAGCGTTTAGTCCTTTTGCTAAATCAGAAGAAGTTAATCTTCCTTCTGACGGCGAAGAGGGTAAGTCAGAACCCAAACGCCAAAAGTAATTAGGATTGCATAGCCAACGATATTTTTGGCAACACCATCAACAAGAATCCAGGCAACAAACATTCCTAGCATCGTCCATATTTGTCCGATGATGTCATTCAAAAAGTTTTTCAATTTGGTCTCCTATATCCAATGCCACCAATGGCGGTAGCAATTGTAGTGGTAGCAATATTGCCGATGATTGTTGCAGCAATAACTGTTTTACTTGCCTCTTCGCGTTCTTCAGGAGACATATCTGCCCCAAGGTTTCCGATAGCGAAGAGCAATTGTCCTGGGCTTTCAAAGATTGCTGAAACAATATCTGCTGCTGAGGTAAGCAGTTCTAAAGCAACAGCAACCTCGGCTGTAATAACAACCTCGTTACCATTTTCATCCTGGCGAACTTCAACAGGTTGCTCGTCAGGTAAATCTTCTAACGAGATTCCAGCATCGGCAATTGATTCAACAGTTACGGCTTCACCGTTTGCTGCTTCAATAAGTACATCTGCAACAAACTCTCTTTCGGCAGATGTAAATTTTCCATCAGATGAAAGATTCTCTGAAAGATTATTAACTTCTGCTTGAGTTATCTTTCCATCCGCATCAAGGACGGAAACAATAAGGTCTTTCTCGGCTGTGTTAAGAGGACCGCTTTTGCTTAAAGTTTCAATCAAGGCAGTTGCTTCGGCTTGGCTAACTTTTCCATCCGCCATCAATGAATCAACTACCGCTTCAACATCAGCGGGTGTAATCTTTCCATCTTCAGTAATGTCATTTACTAATTCGGAGGTTTCAGATGATTCTGTGGACGGACCTTGTGGCGCTGGCTCTGCTGGGATTGGTGCTGGTGGTTCTTCGGCTGGTGGTTCGGGAGCAGGTGGTTCCTCGACAGGTGGCTCTTGCATTTCGGGTTCTTGAGGTAACGGCGGTTCTTCTGCTGGTGGCAATGGTTCTTCGATTGGCTGTTCAGTAGGTGGTAGCGGTTCGGGTGTGGGACCTGGCGGGACAGTTTCCGCTGGGGGTTCAATCGGTTCAGGTGCAGGTTCTTCAACGGGCGGAGCAGTTGGCTCAGGCTCGGGGAGCGGTTCAGGTTCAGGGACAGGTGCGGGTGGCTCTACGGGATTTGGACTTGGCTCAGGTCGAACAATCGGATTCGGTGTGGGTTCAGGAACAGGAGAAGGCTCAGGGCTGGGTTCAGGAACAGGCACGGGAGTCGGCGCTACCGAAGGGGTATCGACTGGATTCGGAACAGGGCTTGGTGAGGGACTTGGTTCAGGTGACGGAATTGGAGTTGGGGTAGGAGATGGCATTGGGGTTGGCTGTGGCGTTGGCTGTACTGGCGCTGTTGTATTGGTATCAGGTGAAGGAGTAGGCGATGGTGTGGGTTCAGGTATGGACGGCGCAGGTCCCTGGGTCGGTTGAGGTTGAGCAGTCGGAGTTGGCGAAGGTTCAGGGATTGGAGTCGGTGAAGCCGATGGTTCCGATGTTGGTTGAGGTTGAGGACTTGCGCTCTCAGTTGGTGTGGGAGAAGGTGAAGGTTCAGCAGTTGGAGTCGGCGTTGGCTCAACGCTCGGAGATGGAGAAGGCTCAGATGTCGGAGAAGGCTCAGGAGTCGGCTCTATCGAAGGGCTGGGGCTGGGTGTTGGGGTCGGCTCAACAATTGCCTCAGCAGTTACAACAGGAGCAACATAAACCCGAGTTAGACCCGCCTCTTCTAAACTAACGACACGACCATCGGGCAAACGAACGCCTGTTCGAGTATTTAATCCTTGTTGAACATCTGAAAGATAAGTAATCGTTAAAGTGCTATCTGCGTTAATAGATGCAGTAACAACGATTGTCGATAAAGGATTGGCTGAAGCATTTTGTCCATAAGGGCGCACGGCTAAATCAACTTGAAACCCTGCTTGACTAGAAGTAATAATTAAATGCTCATCCGCTGCTCTCCATCCAGCAGGATAAGAGTTTGTTGGATTTGGATTAGCAGGGTCAAGGACAACCCAATCATAAGCATTAACAGAAATCGAAGGCGTATTGGGATAGTTGGCGTAATCGTTATCTATCTGACCAAAAACAATTGTTGAGTTTGTTGTGGCATAAACAGCCGTGTATTCGACGCCCTGGAAATTGACCGCTGTTGGCAATGCCACTTGGTAAGAGACATCATCGCCTCCACAGGTATCTTGGACGATTATTGGAGTTGAGGTCGCCGTAGCCGAATCCGATGACGCTAAAACTGTTGCAGCGTCGGAGGCAATAGCGACGGATTCAGCCGTCGTCACACATACTGCCGAGGCTGAGTCGGTAGGCAAAACAGCCCACCAAAAGACTAGGAAGCAGACCGTGATTATGCGGAAAAAGCGCAATTTGGACCCTTTGAACGAGGGTCACAAAGGACACGACAGGCTCTTATTGTACCAATTGGCTAAACTATGCTAAACTGGGGTTGTAAATGAGAGAGGAGACCCAATGAGCGTGACAAAAGAGTTCGCGGTCAAGATTGATACAGAGTTGTCATCTTGGTACGACAAGCGCTGGGATTTGGTCAGCAAGTTAGAGAGCGCTGAAGATTCAATCAAGTTCTACGAGAAGTATTACCCAACTTCAGTAGAAAAGATTCAAGAATCTATTGAAAAGGTCGCAAAGATTAAGTCAGAAATTTTCAAAGTCAATGTCGAAATCTCAAAGTTAAATGCGATTTACAACCAAGACCCTTGGACAAGAGCGTTCTTGGTAATCAACAGCAACGGTCACGTCCACAGTTCAATGGATTGCTCAACTTGCTTCCCAACTACTCGTTACAACTGGTTAGTCCAGTACAGCAACGACGATGAGAAAACAATCGTTGAGGATGCGGGTCAGGATGCTTGCACAGTTTGTTATCCATCTGCTCCAGCCGATGTCTTGAACCGTCCATCACGAATCGTGACAGCGGACAAGGTTGCTAAGGCTGCTGCAAAAGCAGAGCGCGATGCAAAAAAGGTTGCACGAATCGCCAAGGAAAAGGCAAACGCTCCAACAGCGTCAGGCGAATTCTTGACTTACAAAGAGGGTAAGTACACAAGAGTTATCAAGACAGAGCGTTCAGCGGTTACTGAATGGTTCAACCTTCAATGGACAATTGAAAGAGAAGTTGTGACTCACTACTACAGCGGTGAAGCGCACAGCGAGGAAAGCATCCAAAAGCAAAAGGATGAAATCGCTTTCGCTCAAGAGATTGCTGACTTGATTGTTAGAAATCTTGCAGAAAAGAACGGCGTGTCATTTGACCAGCAGTTGAAAATACTGGAAAATAAGTACAAGAAGAGGGGGAACTAATGAGTCAATCAATACCTAACCTAGATGCAGTTTTGGAATATGCAAAAGTAATGGCTTCGACTGAAGAGTTGCACCCTGACTTACAGCCTTATCTTGAAGATGGCGCCATAGGACCTCAATTGCGTCATCCATTGGTCTATGCAGTTCCGTTGTGGAGCAACGGTCACGCCAACGCTTTATACGAACAAAAAGTTAAAGCGGTCAAAGAGGCTTTGGCAAACAATAAATACTCCAGTTATATTTTCTTGCACGAACGCCCATATCGTTTAAATGCTTTTTCTTTGATTGAGAATAAATTATCCGATACGCAATATTGGTCTTTGCTATCTGATATATGGACAGACACAGAAAACCAATGGCAAGGTATTGATAAGTGGAAGCAGTTGCTTTCATCGAATCGTCCAAGCCGTCATTATTTGATGAATGAAGAAGAATTCAATCTTCTGCAATCTTTACCTGAGTTGGTAACTATCTATCGAGGATGCCAAGCAGGGGTAAATGAAAACGGTCTGTCCTGGACCCTGGATAAGAAAAAAGCAGAATTCTTTGCTAACAGATTTAGCAAAGAAGGAATTATCTTAGAGAGAGAAATTCCAAAGTCAGACATCATCGCTTTTCTAAATGGTCGCGGTGAATCCGAGGTTATATGTGAGGTGAAAAAATGAAATTTAAGAAAGGCGAGAAAGTCCTTTGGAATGGAACACCTGCTTTTGTTTATGGCGTGATGACTAAAAATCCAACAAACGGTAAGGCTGTGAAATGGTATGAAATCAAAAGAGATGTGAATTCTGTTGCAAGTCACTTAGTATCCGAAGATGCAAATACATTGGAAAAATTGGAGTCAAAATGAAATGCTTTATGTGCGGTAGTGAATACAGAATCACCATCGTTAAGGAAAAAGCCTATTGCTTTAGGTGCGAATCAGATTTTGCCCTTGAGCAGTACGGATTAGTTCGAGCAATCAAAGGGAGGAGTGCGTAATGATAGAGAAGCGATTAGCAAGTAAGGGAATCCGCCTAAGCGCCAAAGGTCGTCGCTGGGCAGAGAATTTCGAAGGCTCATTGATAGCGCTGGCAATCTTGGCTGTATTCGGCATTGTGGGGTCAATAGAGACGGGACGGTGGTTCTAGTGTTAATTCCATCCTGGGCAAAGTTCAAACAGCCCCTAAAGGTCTCTGAAGCCGCCCTCGCCCGCATACGCGCTCGCGAGCGCGAGCGCTTGCTGTCCGAAGAAGCCGACAAGCGACACGCTCAACAGGATTTGAATAACCAACCCAAGTAGGATATACTGGTTATACAAGGTCGAGAGAGGACAAAAAATGAGTCAGAAAGTCAAAGTCGGCAGCAAGATTTACTTCAACAAATTCAGAGTTTACAACTACTCAGACGGAACTTACAGTTTCGAAGATTACGCTCCATATTTTGAGGGAGTAATCGAAGCAATCACTTGGGGTAGGGCTTACCAAGAGGCTGAAAAACAAATCGCTGAAGGTCAAAAAAAGATTGCTGAATTGCAAGAGCAAACAGCAGGTTCTTTGGTTGGCGTTAAGTGGGCGCCAATAAAAGTCAGTTACTAATTATCTCAGAGGGGGATGCAAAATGGAAAGATACGCAGCAGTCTGTAAAGAGTGCGGAATCTATGTAATCAACCGTCAAACAAATCACAAACTTTATGGAGAGTGCCAAGAACAACAAATTAAAAACCAAGCCAAGGTAGTTGCATAACTAACTAGGGTTTGATATACTTACTTTGTAACCAAGAGAGGGGATACAAAATGACAACAGTAGTCATCGAAAAAAAGAAGGCTTTAACAAAGACTCAATGCAAGGCAATTTATGTTGAAGCATACGAGGCTGGTCTTGCTGCTGGCAAAGATGCCGACACTCCAAAGTTTGTAGTTGGTTCACCAACTACTCCACTTGGGAGCGATATTGACTTTAACAAAAAAACTTACATCCTTGACGGTCTTTGCGGATTCGCTTGGGTAAACATTTCTCCAGCGCGAGGTGCGTTTGTGAATTGGTTAAAGTCTCAAGAGATTGGCAGCAAAGGTTATTACGGCGGTTACGAGATTTGGGTTCGTGAATTCGGACAGAGCGTAGACCGTAAATATGCTTTTGCCCAAGCCTTCGCTGAGGTTCTTGGAAAGTACGGAATCGAAGCCTTCGCGGGTAATCGCCTCGACTAAATAAAAGGTTCACCCACCAGTTTCTTTTTGGGCTACTGGTGGGTGACTTGCTAGGCAATGGGGTACCATTCCTATCGGGTACCCATAGTTCGGTGGCGTTGATGCTTCGTTGCGCGTCCGTCCTCTCTCTAGCGTGACTTATCTGCTCCGCCACCGAACGCCCAACTCCAGTTAAAAATATCCTTGACATCCATTCATCTTTATCTGCTACCTTTATTACAGGTTCGCAAAACACCTACACCTCAAAAGCGAGGTCAGTCCGATACTGACAATTCGTGAAGCGCTACATCCAGTAGCGACAAAGAATTCGCTCCGAACTATGGAGGATTATGCGATTCTATGAAAAAGTTATTTCCAAACCGATTCCAGTAGCGATTCTCGTACTTGGTTTCATAATTCTAAATCCTTTCCACATTCCGCCTGACCCAGTTGCTCAAGCGGTTGAAGTAGTGGAAGCGCCAAAACCAATTTTGGTAGAGCGCACACCTGAAGCATCCAAGGTCTATGCCAAAACTCAATTGTCCCAATTCGGTTGGAACACTCCTACTCAATGGGAATGTCTGCTATCGCTGTGGACCAAAGAGAGCAATTGGCGTCCCGATGCTTACAACAAAACACCCGTCCGTCAGAATGGCGAAAAACTCCACGCTGGAGGGATTCCTCAGATTCTCGGACTTGACCCTGACACCACAGTTGAACGACAAATCGAACGAGGGCTTGTTTATCTCGAATCTCGTTATGGCTCACCCTGCTCGGCGTGGCGCTTTTGGAGTTCAAACTTTTGGTATTAACCTCACGGTATGAGTGAGGAAAATAAAAGACCTTCATTGATTGACGATGCGCTCGCCGAAATCGGGCGCATCGCCTTTCTTGACCCTGCAATCTGTACTGGATGGGTTCTAGTATCAGAATGGATGGGCGAGGGCGAAAAAGAATATTGGACACTCACACTTGCCGATGATGATAACCCTGATTGGCGACATAAGGGATTAGTTCATCACGCTTTAGCAACTTGGGAGGCGAATGATGACATCGGATTCAAAGATGACCCAAAAGATTGAGCAAGAACGGTTAGCCCTTCTCAAAGAATTGCTTGAAGAGCGCTTTGGAGTTACGACACGCAAGGGTGCCGAATCCGCCGAATCTAATAAGTAGTCTGTCACAATTACAATATGGGTTTAAGTTCTTTTGTTGATGAGGCTCCGTGCCGTCACTCTGACCCGTGGCTTTTTGACCAATATCAAATTGATTTAGCAATGCCCGCTTTACAAATTTGTAAGGGCTGCCCTTTTTGGCAAAACTGTAACGATTTAGTTGAGCCTAAGAGTAATTTTTATGATGGAGTTTGCGCTGGCAAGGTATGGCGTAATGGTCGAGTTTTGGCTAAGTTAGATTCTGCTTTCCCAAACCGTTTGATAGTTGGAGAGGAATTTGATGAAGATGCCGTGGCAGTTCGAGGGAGCGAGTTGCTCGGGGGTGGAGACGGATTATTACTTTCCCGAGCAGAACAAAGTCAGTCAGGAGAATCTGTTAGCAAAAAAGATTTGTAGCACTTGTGTATGGAAAACAGAATGTCTGACCTATGCGCTACATTACAAAGTGCTTGGTATTTGGGGCGGAACAACCTTAAAACAAAGAGATGCACTAAGAAAAAAACTAAACATAATAGGAAAACCAATGACAAACGAGAGGCATAAAAAATGAGCGCACCAATCACAATCACAGGAAATCTAGTTGCTGACCCTGAATTAAAATTCACACAAAACGCAAAAGCGTTAGCCACATTTACAGTAGTTTCATCAAAGTCATCCAAGAACGCGGATGGAACTTGGGAAAATACGGACACAACTTTTTGGGATATTAAAGCGTGGGGCAAGACCGCTGAGAATGTTGCAGATGCTCTTCGTAAAGGTGTTTCTGTTGTTGTATCAGGAACAGCCGTTCAAGAATCCTGGGAAGATAAAAACACAGGGCAAAAGCGTTCAAAGATTACGGTTACAGCGTGGAGCGTTGGGGCAGACCTTAAGCGCCATACCTATCACGTCCCCGTAGTTGAGCGCACGGACGCCTCATTTAATCCACCAAGCCCAGTATCAGAGTTTGACCCTTGGAGTAAGCCTCTTTCAGATGTGGCACCTTTCTAACCCGTGTTGTATGATAGGGGTTGAAAATACTCTGAAGGGGGTAGGAAATGGCGTGGACTGATTATTTCGTATCCAGCATTGCTGGGTCAAAGGTAGTTGTATCTGCACTAGGTAAGCCGTATGTTTCTCATCAGATTGCTCTGCGTGAGTATGTCGAGATTGAGATGACTGAGGAGAGTTATGAACTTCCATTCAAAATCGTTTTCCGTTCATTCGACGCATTAGGCGGAGAGTTGGAAAGCAGAATTTACGGCTTTGCTGGAACAAAAGATATGGCTCGCAAACTTGCCGTTGAAGTTGCTAACTTGCGTTTGAATTCTCGCGAGTTCGTCTTTGATGGAGAATAAAGGCTAAATTCGTATACCGCTATAATCGTGAGGTGTATAACGACTTCGTACCCGACGATGGCGTTATCTCCGTTCTCAGCAGTTTTGCTATTCAGACCCACGAATTATTCTTGGAGTTAAAAAATGCAGGATTTGATGAAGAGCAAGCAATTAAAATTGTTGTCGGATTAGCGCACAAAGAGTAGGCGAGAGGCACAAATGGCAGAAAGACCTGACCTACAGGAGTTTGGCTCAACTGGTTTACGCCGTTCAGGCGGAACAGTTTATGAAGAATTTCTCGTCAATCTTAGAGGCATACGCGGTGCAAAGACATACCGCGAAATGGCAGATAACGACCCAACAATCGGGTCAATGCTGTTTGCAGTTGAAAAAGTTATTACTCGTCTTGAATGGCGCGTAGACCCATATAGCGATGATTCATCAGACGGCGATGTAAAGCCTGAAGATAAAGAAGCAGCAGCATTTATTGAATCGTGTATTCACGATATGTCCGATTCCTGGGATGCAACACTTTCACAAATTCTTTCAATGTTAGTTTTTGGATTCTCGTATCACGAAATTGTTTACAAAGTCCGCAAGGGCGATGGCAACGACCCAAAGAAACGCTCAAAGCACAACGACGGAAAAATCGGTTGGCGCAAGATGCCTATTCGCGCCCAGGAAACTTTATTCCGTTGGGAGATTGATGCAGACGGCGGAATTCAAGCGATGGTGCAAGTAGACCCATCAACGGGTGGAATACATACAATTCCAATTGATAAGGCTTTGCTTTTCCGTACAGTAACAACAAAGAATAACCCTGAAGGTCGCTCCATTCTTCGTAATGCTTACCGTCCTTGGTTTTTCAAGCGCCGTATTGAAGAAATTGAAGCAATCGGTATTGAGCGCGACTTAGCAGGTTTGCCAGTTGCCTACCTACCACCTGAATATCTTTCTTCATCAGCAACAGTCGAGCAGCAGCAAGTATTAGCCTCGATTCAAAGCATTGTTACATCTATCAAGCGCAATGAACAAGAAGGCATTGTTATGCCAGCGATGTATGACGATGCTGGACACAAGATGTTTGACTTACAGTTGCTCTCATCAGGCGGTTCTCGTCAATTCGATACAGACAAGATTATCAATCGCTATGACCAACGTATGTCAATGTCAATCCTGTCAGACTTTATCCTTCTAGGCTCAGACAGAGTTGGCTCTTACGCTCTTGGCGCATCAAAGATGGATTTATGGTCAATGGCAGTTGATTCAATTGCTAAAAACATTGCTGAAGTAATGAATCAATACGCTATTCCTCGCTTGATGAAGTTAAACGGAATGGATATATCTCGCGCTCCTTACCTAACTTACGGTGAAGTAAGCCACGTTGATTTAACTGAGATTTCAGACTTCGTAACTAAGTTGGCTCAAGCGGGCGTTCTTATGCCTGACCCTAAGTTGGAAGATTATCTTCGTGAGTTGGCAGGTTTACCTCCAGCAGAACACGATGGAGCAAACTTCGGTATGCCTCCTATGCCTGAAGGGGCAGATGACGCTGGATTCGATGCACCTCCATCATTGGAAGAAGAGTTAGAGATTCCTGAAGGAGCAGAACCGCTAGACGGCGATGTGGATTAACAATGCCTCTAATCTTTGGCAGAGACGGAAACCGTCGTAATCCATTAACAGCGGAAGAACAGGCGTTAGCCCGCGTTCTCTACGAAGCGATTCGTAAATCAACCAACACAATCAAGGTTGAAGAGTTGGCTCGTATCATTCAACGCCTGGACCCTGATTCTTTAAATCGACTTCTTAATGCAATTACTGTTGCAGGAAATAGAAAGCAGATTGAAGATGCCTTGATGACATCTATCGAAATAGGCGGTAAAGAGGCAATACAACAGATTCAATCTATTGCACCTAAATTATTCTTACCTGCATTTCTGCCTAAGCCTGTAAAGATTACAAACAAGGCGCCTATGGCTAATATGGATTTTACAAAGATTCCTGATTGGGCAAGCCCAACGCCACCTCCAGTTACATTCTCAATGTCGTTTAATAAAACAAATCCTAATTCTTTAGCCTTTGCATCTAAAAGAGCAGGGCAGTTAATTGTTAGCATTGATGAATTAACACGCATTGCAATTCGTAAGATTATTATTGATTCATTTAATGAACAAATAGATTATCGCGCTACAGCCCGCCGTATTAAAAACATTATTGGTTTACACCCAAAGTGGGCGGAAGCAGTAACAAAGTTTGAAAAGCGTGAGTTGGAGCGTTTGATTAAAGGCGGGATGAAAGAGGCAAAAGCCCGCGAAGCATCTGCCACCTCCGCATCTAAATACGCAGATAGATTGCGTTCTGCCCGAGCAACAATGATTGCCCGCACCGAGATTCAGATTGCACAAAATGAAGGTCGCTATGAAGGCTGGAAGCAAGCCGATGAAGCGGGTTTCATAGACCCTAGCGCTCAAAAGATGTGGGTAACAGCCCAAGATGAGCGCACTTGCGAGATATGCGCTCCGCTTGATGGTGAGTTGGCACCTTGGAATGGTGTGTTCTCTATCGGGCTTGAGGCGCCTATTGTTCACCCTCATTGCCGTTGCACAATGGTGATAGTTCCACCTGATAGGGGAACACAATGAGTCTAGTGATTAAATTTGAGCCAGGGCTTCGTCCAGTTATCAAGCATCAAGAACACGACCAAAAGACACACGGAAACTGGGCTACAGGCGTTACCTCTGAGTTATCGGGATGGAGTCCAAAAGATAAAGTTCCTGACGCTCCACGCAACGCAACTGGAACCACCGATAAATTTTGGGAAAACTGGGAACACGGTGTCGATGGCGACCAGTTTGTAGATTTATACCGTCAGTACGCGGGCGAGATGCTTGGCTTGCCAGTTCCTAAAAGTGATAAAGATGTTGGTGGCTCTGAGAATTATTTAACTCAACGCGGTTTTGGTGCATCCTCAACGGGCGCAGTAAGAAATCAAACCGAGGCAGTTCTAACAGCAATTGCCAATGGTCGTCCGCAACCAACTTTGTATAGAGGTATGGCAGCGGGTGATGCAGAATCAAAAGCGTTGCTTGAGCAGTTCACTAATCTCAAAGAGGGTGACACAATTGATATGCCGTTGGTTTCAACCACTCGGTCTTTGGGTGTGGCTCAATGGTATGCAGCAGACAGGTCTTACACACCAAGCGACACAAAAGTAATTCTAAAAATTCAAGAAGGCGCAAAAGGTGTCTCAGTCAAGCCTGAGAAAAGTTTTTACCCGTCAGATTTTGAAACTATTACTAGCGGTAAATTTCAAGTAGTAGGAATTACAACAGTAACTACTCCTTACTGGGCTAGAGGTGCCGTCTCAGCAAGAACTTTCAAATTAAATAGACCTGGCGAAGATTTAGTAACTGGGTATAGATTCCAGGACCCAAGGGACCGTAGTTGGGACAGTATGGATAGTAATGACCCAGCAGCAAAAGTCCGCTATGAAATTATTAGAGATGGAGCCATTACTGGAAACTTTTCTAAAATTGAGACTTCTACGGTAAAGTATACAAATGACCGTCAGACAAGACCAATTAAAGATGGTCAAGACATCACAGTTAATTCTTGGACTCGCAAAGAGCCTACAAC